AGCAGCTCGGTGACGATGGCTTTGACTTCTGCTGGGGTTGCTTGTTCGATGTCTGCTAGGGCTTCGATTACAGCCTCATCGCTGATGGGTGGGAGTGGTGCGTCTTCGGCTGGTTCGCTTGTCTCAGGGGCTTGTGGTGCTTCTGGCAGGGTGTCTGGTGGCAAGGGCAGGGTGTCTGGGGGTGGGGGAACGGTATCGGGTGGGTCGACGAACGGTAGCGTTTGAGGTGGCTGAACAGTAGCGTTTGACGGTTCTGGCATCGTGTCAGGGATGAAAGGAAGTAATGGTTCTAGTACGACTGGCAGTGTCTCTGGTGGAGCAGGCTGTGTATCTGGTGGCGTTGTCTCAGGTATGGGTGGCAGAGGAACCGTTGCAGGTGGTGGTGGCATTGTTGGCGGTGGTAGGTATATGGAAGTTGTTTGAGGTGTCGAAGTAGTCGATGGGTTTGTAGCAGGAACAGTTGTTGATTCTGCAATCGTAGAAGTTGTCGTGGTCGTCCATGTTGTAGTCGTCTCCGGCGTAGTTGTGTCAGGAATAGTTGTATCTGGTGGTTGTTGATAGTTGGTTGTAAATGCTTCATCGGGAACTATCTCAAAACCTTGGCCGTCAATGTTCCATGCGAGCATCAGACAGGACGCTCCACCGTTCTCGTACATCCACAGGTCAAGCGGTTGACTGCCTGCAACAATGTCTATCTGCCCAGACTCCATCCAAGAGCAACCCTGATCACCCCAGTTGCCCCACTCATTCCCACCAATACTGATTCGACCACCATCATCGGTTGCCAACCAAAACTCAATCGTGTCATGTTCAGGGATTGTGATGAACCCAGTCATGTGAACCATAAACAGATCGTTCGTGCAATCTAGATACGGCTCACCGTCATAACTTCGGTTGATGTTGTTCTCAACCTCCGAACCACACAATGGATACTCGCTGTCAGACATGACAGGAGGTATCTCATCAATCGTGTAATACGACGTGGACAACCCTGGTGCTGGATCAGCTGACGCTGACGGAATGAAACTAAAGATCGAGGCTAGAAGCGCAGGAGCAACAATCAGCCAACGCGAGCGAAACACATCACTCAGCCAAGTGGAACGTAGTCAACTTGGCGTTGAATGAACGAGTCGTATTCGGCTGGTGTCATAAGGCGTTCTACATTGTCTATTTGGATAAACACTTGGTCGTGTGGGTACATTGCTACGGCTTCTGCGTGTGTCATGTTTATGCCTTTGCGTATCCATAAACGGCGATAGTGCCGCCTGTAAGTGTGCCTGTTTCAACAACAATTGTGAATCCTGTGTAAGAAGTTGAGTCGTTTAGAAACGCGCCTGTCATTCTTGCTCGACCGGCTCCAGAGTCGTTGACAATAAAACTGTATTGAGCGTAAGTGTTTTTAGTTGCAAACGGATTTTGTAGCTCAACAGACATTTGCAGAGTATTTGTAGAACCGCGACCAACATTCTGAAAGTTTGCTGCGTTTGCATAGCCGCCAGCATCGGCAGCACCAGCAAAAGTAGAACCACCAAAACCGCCGTAATAGCCTGACGTGGTAGAGCCAAGTTGCAATTGCAAACTCCCACCAGCGCTGCCAACACCACCACTAATAACAATTTTATAGGCATCGTAATCTGTGCTGAACGCGCCAGTAACCGCAACGCTTGAAACTGCGGTACCAATGGTCTGTGTTTTAACAAGAACTAAGCCACCATTAGTTGAGGCAAAACTTAAGTTGGCATTAAGCGAGGATGCTGTGAGGACATCTCCAGATGTGTAGGTTGTCAGTGGCATAATGCTCCTATTGTAGTGCGTAAGTAGCGTCGTCGAGTTCCGACGTGTCCAGGATGAATGGTAGTACAAGTTGGACTTGACCCAACCCGACAGTGACAGTGTGCCGTGACGGGTTGACGCTGTGCCGTATGGATTCGACCACCACGTTCTGTGTCACCGTTGCCGGTGTACCAATCGAGAATGTCTTAGTCACCGACAGGATGTCACCAATCTCAAGTGCTGCCATCTGTGCTTGTTGTGCTGTAGTCAACGCATTCAACAACACATCCATTTCCGAGAACCGAACCACAGGTTCCTGAAACCGTGTCAACAACGATGCAGCCAACGCAGACCCAGCAGCATCAGTGGCCAACGGAACCCCAGTCAACGACAAAGTTTTGATCCCATACTCAGTTTGAGAAGCCGTACCATTCGCAATACTCGAAGCCGTACCACCATCAATCTGCACAGCCACACGATTCACAACCGTCTCAGCCCCATAGATATTTGACAAAGACTGAATCGGAATCCCAGCCGTACCACCAAACGAACCAACAGCCGAACCAAACGACACAGCAATCCGAGCATCAAACTCAACCAACCCAGAACGATTCACAAACAAACGCCCACCCTCAGCCGTCGCCACATCCTGCAACGCCTGCAACACATTCGTCGCATCGTCATACGCAACCGTTCCACACGTCGCAACCCCAGTCCCAATGCTTCGCAACGCAGTTGAAAACGCAACCTCTGGACGATCCAAGATTGCTGACACACGGTCAGAGGTGAGTTGTGATGAAGGGTTGAATGCAGTTAGCACGGTTTGTCCTAACTGACCGAGCGCATCGGTGGCAACGATTGTTGCTGTTGACAGGTTCGGTTCTGCATAGTCAATGTTCAAGTCGTACACAAACCCTGAGAACATTGAAGTCGTACCGGCTGTACCGCCATACACCTCAAACTTGCGACGCGGTGCGATACCAACAGTCCCACCCGAATACCACTGGGATGCTGTGTTGAGTGGATCAAAGTATCGTTCAGCTGCACGATCATCGGCAACGATGGTGCAGTTGGATGAAGGGAACGAATCAAGTTGTGTTGCACGGCCACGATTGATATTGATGTTCGTCACATACTCGGTGACATCAACAAAGTCTGTTGAACCATCCAACACATCAGTGCCATCAAGAACACTGGAATCCAACGTGAACGCATCAGCCAAGAAACCAACATCCAACAACACCTTGTATGTTGAACCCCACTTCGCAGCCTTAGCCACTAGCGCACTCCAACAAACCCAGCGAACTGATTACCATTCCTCCGAGCAAACTCTGTGAACATATCGTTCAGATCGGAGATGAGTGTTTCTTTATCACTAATCAACCCAGCCTCCACATTCACAATAATCGGACTGCCATTAGCGTTGAACCCAGTCGAGTTACCAGTGACCGTTGACGCAATAGAGTTGGCAAACCCAGCCATCGGATTCGCAGCCGTAACCTTTGGATACAAGATTTGAGTTTCACCAACCTTCTTGATCGCCTCACGGTAGTTGTCCAACGCTTCAGTCTCACGCTCAATCGCCTCAGCCACAGCCTCTGTCGCATCAGCCTGAGCCTTCTTCGCATCAGTTACCGCATCAGACAAAGTTTTGAATATCTCTGAACTAGCCGACGCACCAAAGACCGCCTCATTCAACAAATCAGTTGCCTTAGTCAAACCATCAGTCGCCTCAGTCTGCTGATCAATCGCATCAGCACTCGACAACTTCGCCTCAGCCAACGCAATCTCAGCCTCACGAATCGCTTGAGGTGTTGACTCAGGATCAGCACGAACTTTCTTCAACGCCTCCTCAGCATCCTTGATCGCAAACAACGAACCCTCCACGTTGTATCCAGCGCGTTCCAACCCACGTTGAGCCTGATCCAAATCCTTCGCAGCCTTTTTAGCTTGTGGTGAATCAGCACCATATCCAGCCACAGCATCATTTAACGCCTTCTGCGCTGCACCAACATCCCTATTGGCATCACGCAACGACTGACCAGCTTTATCCGAAGCCTTCTGCGCATTCGTGAATGACTTCTGTGCAGAGTTGCTGGATTTCAACGCATCCGTATATTCCTTCAACTTTTCAGTAGCAGTCTTCACAGCCTTGGCTGAACCGCCAGTGCCTTTGCCCATCTCAATGACCTTTGGAATAATTTGTGTCACTTGATTGGCTGCTGATCTAGTTGCTTGACTCATACGATCCAACGAGTCCGAGACATCTTTTGGTGGTTTGCCCATCTGAGCCAACTGCAACTGCGCAGCATAAACCTTGGCACGGAACCCATCAAACATTGCACCGGCACCAGCCAACGCCTCATTCGTTGCATCCTGCACTTTGGACATGGCAACAGCCACAGCCAACGACTTACCTGCACCAACGATATTGCCTTGCAAACCAAACCCAAGTGCAGCAGCATCAGCCAAAATACGAACAGTCTTTGACAGGTCATGCGTGAAGTTGAGCAGAGCAACATACGAACCTTCAAGAACATTGACGGTAGTGATACCGAACTGCCCCATCGCAGCCACACCAGCCTCCAACGCCGGAACAAGACCCTTCTCACCAATGGTGTCAGCGAACGCCAACACACCTGGCACAATGTTCTCATTGATAAAACTCACAAATGTTTTGAAGTACGGCAACAAGACCACACCGAGTTCGGTTGCAGCATCACTCAACGAAGCCTGCAAGATGCGCATCTGGTTAGCAAACCCATCGGAGGTTCGAGCGAAGTCGCCTTGCGCCAAACCTGTATCTTTTAGAATCAATGCGTAGGCGGCTTGAGTTTTCGCATTGATGTCCAACGCGCCTTTACCGTCATACAAACCAAGAGTCATTGCTTCTTGTTTCAATCTGGCATCGTTGATTGCAACACCGAATCGTTTCAACGGTTCAGTTTCACCAGATAAACCTGAACGCAACGCTTGAATCGCGTCCTCGATGCCGGTGTTGTTGAATGATGCTAAGTCAGCAGCCAACCCGATCAACGTGGTTGACATCTCGGCTGCTTGACCTTTGCCAGTACCGAACGCCTGCAACAAGTTTCCGAATGTTCCTGTGGCTTCTAACGCAGCCTGCTTTGTAATACCGAATGCCTGTGCAGAGGTTTCAGCAAAGTCGTTGACAATCTTTGCTGAATCACCAAAGACGACATTGACTTTGGATTGTGATTCTTCCAAGTTGGATGCCATGCTGACCAACTTGAATGATGAAGCAGCTACCGCACCAAAGGCTGCTGTGCCTGCAATCGCCATTGTCTTGAAAGACGGAAGAACAGAAGCAAGTTTGCTTCCCATTCCACCTAGATCATCTCCAACCTTCTTGATGCCCTTAGTTGCACCAGCAATGTCCGAAATGAACTTGACAACAAAGGTACGTTCGCCAGCCATGCGGCAATTCTAGATGACATCCTGACTGGCCAAGCGCACAGCTTCTCGGTACTCGGCAACCATCACACGGAAATCATCAGCCATTGCCTTCCACATTGCTTGACCTTCAAGATGCGCATATCGACTGGAAGGTTCAGCGGCATCCCACCAAGCATCATTCATCTCAACACGAACAGTGCGCTTGCGTCGAGGCTGAGCAGATTGACGTGGTGACGCTGGTGTTGGATTGATTACAGGTTCATAATCAAAGTTCGTGTCAATGAATGCACCTGATTGTTCGTGGAACTCAAACGGTTGATCTGGTGCATGTTGTGGAAGGTAGAAGATACGCGCAGCATCTTTCGTTGCAGGGTCACCTTGCAAGTTGATTCGTTCGTGCAGCTCCTGCCACACTGCTCGCCACAGTCCTGCCGGTACACGCTCAGCAAGTGGCAGGACTAAGTGGTAGTGAGGATCATCTAGTCGATGTGAGTAGGTGGAGTAGGCAAGATACTCAAACCCGTCAAGGTTGGCGTTCGCAAATTTTTCTTCTTCATCCTCAACCACCAACGCTTCAATGGAACGAACAGCAGTGTTCCCTCTAGTCCTACCTTGGTAGTACTCAACAGGCGACCACAACGCACCATCAGATTTGTGGGGGTTCTCCTCATGGTGCATCAACCGTTCCTTGAGGTCAACCCAATTTGAGGCGAACGGCTTCGGCTGTACAGACTTGACCGAATCAAAATAGACAACCATGAACGCCTCCCTATCTACAGGGTAGCGAAACCACAGCCAAAGTCAAGCACTATTTGTTGGGGTATCAGCCAGTTGATCTAAGACCTTTTGAATGGCATCCAAATAAGCGTCAGCAATATCTGCCTTGTGTTTGCGCACAGTAGGCCAGAAGAAGTAGCCAGAGCGTCCTCGATGCCTCAAGAATTGTTTAGTGGTAGGACGCGCCCCACCACCAAACTCGGCACCAAAGAACACGTCACCCCTGGTCACCTTCCGTTTGACCCTGCGTCCAGTGTCAAGGTTGCGAGAAGATGTGAACTTTCTTGAAGTTGATTGGAACGCCGAGTTCTCATCAAGTTTGATAGTTGGGACACGATCACGTCTCGCCCTCATACCCTTCATCACTTCCATCGCTTGACGATTTCGAGTTACTGAAGCAGCTTCAAACTTCGCTGCAACAACCAGCAGCTCTGCAACGTCTTGTGCAGCGATGCGCAAGAACTTGTTGAACAACGGATTGGCTTTAGATTCTGCCCTCAGATATTCGGTGATGCCAAGTATCTGAACTGGTGCATCGTTCTGAATGTTTGAACGGAATGTTCCTGCTCGACTTGTTCCCGTGACTGGTCGTGCCATACACCGATACTACTTGCCTAGGTGAATGGCTCTCCATCGAAGGTACGCCAACATTGTGAACAGCATTCGTGGTTCTTCTGCCAGCAACACTGAAGGTGCAATCCCTGTCTCGCAAGCGAGATAGGAAATTACCCAGTGTGCTGACTGGTCTCCAAAGGGACGATCACTGCGTCTGCGCTATCTCCCACTTCGAGTGCTTCAATCTCATCCACCCATGATTCAAAGTCCAACCCAGTCTTCTTCAACCGTTTCTCTGCATGCCACCCAAGGTATGCAAGATCAGTCAATGTGAGTTCGGCTTCAAACTTGGCGACACTGCGATTGTATTTATTTTCAAACGCAATGAAGTCAGGAAACGCAGCGATGATTGTGCGTTGCTTGCCATCTAATGCACTAGTCAAACTGAGTGCTATTTTCATTCTCTACCTCCGCAGGTAAGGGATTGGATTATTGGGAACTACGCGCCAGTTCCAGTCTTGGTGATCACACCAGAGATTGGAAACGTGATTGACATTGTGGCAAGGTCACCAATAGCACCCTTGACCATCTCATGTGCAGTCGGCAGAACCGAGAACGCATACTGTGGATTCGTGGACGAAGCAGCAGCAGTTCCGTTCGGCTTCACTGTCATCGGTACAGCAGTACCAGCAGTAAACGCATCGAAGAACAACTTCTCAATCGTTGGATAGTCCTGTTGCAATTCCATTGTGATCGAGTTATCGATCAAGCCTTGGATTCGCGTCACAGCTGAAGAACCCATCGAAGTCGTGGCAACTTCCGCCGCACTAGATGACAATGTAATTGACGTTACATACGCGCTGATGTCGGTGTTTGCAGTGCCGTAGGTGACTGCCACGTTTGTGAGTACTTGCTTAGCCATGATGTCTGCTCCTGCCTATCGGCGTTCGAGTTGATGTCTGCTCGGCTGACCGATGCGATAACACTACACGCCACAAGCAACCTACGGCAAGGGGTCAGGCGTACACCGTGACAACGAAGTCAATCGCCAAATACGTTGCGTCGTTCGCTTCAAGGGTAGAGATGTTGTCAGCAGACTCAACAATCAAGTCCTGCACAACACCACCCAAAGTCCGATCCGACTCAATAGCAGCCCTGATCGAAGTTGCACCGGCATAAGACAGATACCCATCCAACAAAGTCTGTGCAGTGCGCTCAGCCGAACGACCCACCACAACCGACACCGTGAACTTGTGAGTAATCAAACCCCCACCCATAGCCCCGTTGTACTGGATTGAATCCAGCAATGGCCAAGCGAACGGGGTGTTCACATTGTCAGGCTGATAGGCGTAAGCGCGAAGACCTGACACGGTAGCCAGGTTCGCAGCCAAACCAGTTTTGATCTGGGAGACGGTGGTGGTTGAACTCATGCGAATAGACGCATGCGTCGGTACGGCTCGACGAGCTGTGCCACGTCAGGGTCGAGCGCACGGCTCACCCTGATTGCACCCATGTCACCGAATCCTGCGACACCCAACGGACTGTCATATCGTTTGAACAATCTTGAAGCCTGAATGATTGTTGCCTGCGTTACCGGCTCAGGGACATACGGCCAACCGAAGTTTGCTGTCACCTTCACCAACGCTTGCGAACCATAGTTGGCATTTACAGTTGGGAACAGGTAGTCACCGATTGCGCGAATCTTGTCGTAAGCCCAAGTGATGCCATCAAGATCACCATTCAACGGTTCCAACTGCCAATCGGTTGGACTCCAAGTTGTATCAAAAACACCATCAGCATTCGTTGAAGTTTGCAAAGTGATTGCAGTTCCAGAGATGTCATCTATCGAACAGAAGAACGAATCCTCAGCCTGAAACACGCGAGTAGTTGCAGACCCAACAGCCCAAAACTTTCGGTTGCAAAAACCGTCAATGAGACGTGATGCAGCTCCAGAACAGTTGTCAATTAAAACATCATCGATGCTGTCGGCAGTCCCGATGCGTAACGCTGCTTTGATTTGTGCGGTGGTTGCATACGCATTGGTTGCCATAGGATTCCAATTCTAGTTGATGGACGCTGCTCCACGATACGCAGTACCTTCCAAACTGTAGTTGATAAACGGATTCAACGAATAGACCTGACATCCGTACATCTCAAACAAGCGTTGCTTCATGTCTCGAAGGTGCAACTCATACAACTCCCAAGGATGCTCACCCTGCACATAACCATCCACCCGTTCCGCCCCACCCAAAGTTCCACAATCAGCACCGACCAATACAATGAACTTCGCACCGAGATACGCAGCCAAGTGCATCGCACCATGAATCCCAGATGACCCGATCACTAGTGAGTTGTCGAGCGTAGGCCAGTCCTTGCCGGAAGGATCAAACGTGCCACCAGGACGACCAGTGGTGGTTGGGAACGTGACAACCTTTGGCAAGAACCCTAGGAACTCTGCGTCGGTGCCATGCTCGCGTTGAGGGGTAAACACAGCCACCGTCTCATCCAACTGTGCTTCTGATATTGCGTCAGCGTGATAGTGGCTGAACACGTAGTACTTGCTCAGACCGAACACCGACCCACAGAAGTTTGTTGCCACACAAATCTTGTCGTCAAAGAAACTTGGTGCCAGATAGTTCAATGTCGCACCAGACCCGAACACATAGATTGTCTCGCCATTATGCACACCTTGATAGTCGATCAATCCCACCCCAAGTCCCTTCGACGCTTCAAGTCCCAATGCCCAGCGTCAGGCATACCTGACTGCCAACGCAACTGATGCAACTGCTGATTCGCTTGGAAACTCCTGCTGTTCTTCTCAGCCAAAGATTCATCCGACCAGATAGTTGAAGAATTATCGTGACCGATCCCAGCCTGCGAAACCTTCACCTCAACATTGATTCGCTCCGCACGTTGCTGGAAATCGTTGTCCTCAAAATATGCTGGCACATAACATTCAGAGAATAAGCCGACACGCTCAACCACACCAGCACCCACCCACGCGCACGACCAAGCAGGCATCGACCTGTTCAACGTGATCCTGTTGGGTTCACAATCTTTGTAGAACGCTTCAAGTTGACCTGGTTCAAACCATGCGTCAGAGTTCAACAGAATCCAACCGTCTGCGCGAGGTGTTGCTTTGATACCCAAGTTCCATGATGGTGCCACACCAAGGTTCGTTGGCATCCTCCACAGATACCAGTTCTGAATGTATTGCCAAGGCGCAGTCCACGCCAACATGTCAGCGTCATACCCATCGCCGTTGTCGATGATGATGAGCTGCTCGACGGGATAGTCAATCGAACGGATCGCCCGTTCCATCAAGTCATACCTGTTCAGGACTGGGATGATGATGACTGGCACCATTCGGACAACCCTTTCATCACAGGCTTCCAATGAGCGTCCCAGACGCGATCAGCGTCGTATGGGGCTGCAAAGTCCACAGCCACCTTGTCAACGCCTCTAGGCGCGTTGTAGGACTCTTTCAGGGCATCCACAAGGGAACCCACTTGAGGTGTGCAGAACCACGACTTCTGATGATTATCCCAGAACGGTTGAACCTCCACAGCCCACCCCGAACCAACCAACTCAGGCTGAGCCGAGAAGTCAGACACAATCACCCTGGTGCCACAAGCCTGCGCCTCGATCACAGCCAAACCGAAACCCTCACCCATACTTGCTGACAACAACACATCAGCCGACGCATACATCATCGCCACAGCCTGCTGAGGGAAACCAGTGCGATACGAGTACTGATCAACAAACTTGTACTGATCCTCACGAATCCCACACGCAGCCAACAACGCCACCAAGTTCACCCCACCCATCGCCCCATCCTTCTCCGTGTGGAGATACAACATTGCGTCAGGTCGAGTTTGCGCAAAGATACCGAACGCCAACAGATTCTCCGAGAACGACTTGCGCGACGGACTCGCACCCTTGTTCGCTGCGTTCATCATCACCACAAACTTGTCGTCAGGAATGCCCATCAGTTCACGACCTGTGAAGTGACGATCACCATTGACAAACTTTGTTGTCGGACTGAACACAGACTCGATGCCATGCGGAGCGTAAAAACATTCCACGTCAGCATTGTTCAACATCTTCTGCCCAAACATTGACATCGCAATCGGCTTCACATTCGGACGCGCACACCACTCAACAACTTCCAACGGACACGGCGCATGATCAATCGGAACCCACGACGCAATGTTGTTCACCATCTCCAAAGACTTCGACTTCAACGGCCACACATCAAACAAAGTCATCAACAACGGATTCAGATTCTTGTTGCCGTTCGACCAGTCCATCCAATGCGCAACCATCACATCATCGCTGTATGGTGCCATCCCACGTGGATACATCTTGATCCCATTCCAATTTGACGAAACTCCTTCGAGTCCGTACATGGCATGGATCGCTACTTCGTGACCTTCTTTGATGAGCCTTGGGACGGCTTGCGCGGTTTGCGTACCGTAGCCGGTGGGGACGAAGGGAGCATTGCTGTACCAGAGGATTCGTAACGAGTCGGAATTGGTAGGTCTGCTCGCTCTGGTAAACGCGCTATTCCCCGACGCAACAGAATCTGTGCTTCGAGGTCTGGTAGTTCTACCGGTGTGTTGTTGACGATTACGAACATTTGCCACTTCCTTCTCCTTCGCAGATCGCAGGGGGGAAATAGAAATAGGGTCGTCGCGCCCTGCGTGTTCGCGACGACCCTAAGCCTAGGGGAATTATGGGATGTAAGGGGACCAGCCCCTCAAGCCTTA